TCTTGGAATTAATTTTCTACCATCTAAACCTTTTACAAAACCTGCCTGTCTAAATTTATTTTTAGCTGTAGTAGTTAAAGTTTTTAATGCAGGTAAAGACGTTTCAAATTTTTGTCTTACTTTTTTGGCTTCGTCATTATTGACTTCAAGGATTTGACTGAGTTTATCATTTCCTGCTCCATAAATGAAAGCATATATAAAAGTTTTAGCTTTAGCACGTGTGGGTAATCCTGTAGCTTTTTGATTGATGGTATGTATATCATCTTCCAAAAGTTTTCGTGAAAAATCACCATTGTCATATATGTTGAGATAATGACCCAACACACGCAACTCCAAACCAGAAAAGTCAATGCCACACATAACCATATTGGAAGGAGCAGTAAATAAGGCACGAAATTCAGAACCGTATGGCGAACCACTGCTAACGCATTGTGCAAGATTTGGGTGATGATGTGTACACCTGCCTGACAATGCACCATTTGTAATAATTTTTCCATAAATTTTTCCTCTTTTGTTTAATTTTAAGTATGCTTGTTCACCATCAGCTAACTGTCCTAATCTTTTTGTAATCATAAGATATTCTGCTAATAGTTTTGCTTCAGGATACGGAAGTGCTTTTAATATTTTTTCGTTCACTTCAGGTTTTCCTGTTGCTGTAAATGTTTTAGGCGACCACCCTAATACTTTTTGTAGTCTGTCTGCTATGTGGTCTCTACTATTTGGATTAAATATTTCAGTTTTGAATTGTTCAACAGGAACTCCTGCTTTTATTCCTCTTTTAATATTATCTCTTTTATATGTTTTAAAACCTGTAGACTTTTTCCATTCAGAAAAGACTAAAGATAGCTTGTCGCTAATCTCCAATCTTTTCTTTGTAAGGATTGAATGAAGGGTCTCAGCAGACCTCTCATCAAAATTAATACCTTGTTCTTCTTGCTTTTGTATCCAATAAGCAAACTTATGTTCTAAAGTAATTGCATCTTCAGAATAATTAGTTCTTACTATTTCATTAAATAATAGATGTGTTACTTCTACATCACGTACACAGTAATCCAACATGTCTTGATTGTATTCATCAAATGTTGAATGTTCTTGATAATCACCTTTACGTAAACCAACTCTATAACCCCAACTTTCTAATGAATGTCTACCAAAAAGTTTAGGTGGCATTTGTTTATATTTGTAATCAAGTTCAAGTCTATTAGTCCATATTAATCTTGAACATAATAAAGTATCAAATGACTTACCTTTGTAATTATAGTTTAATACTTGTTTTAATGCTCGTATATCAAAACCAGTAATATTATGACCTATTAAAACTTCAGCTTTGTTTAGTAACTCTAGTGCATCATTTATAGTGTTAGGATTATATGTATAGACTTCGTTAGTCTCTATATCCTTGCAAACTATACAATGAATTACTAAATTATCTTTGTCCAAAAAACCATTGGTTTCAAGGTCTAATATAAGTTTCATATTTATTGTACTAAGTGAACAGTAATTTTTTCAATTCTTGGTAGGTAAGGCTCAACTGATTTAAGTGCTTTTGTAATAACTTTCCTAGCTTGTAAATCTCCACAAACTATTACTGGAAAAATATTGTCATGCCTTATTGATTGATAAATAGCAGTCATTATTGTTTTAAATGTTTCGAAAGCTATTCGTTGTTGTTTACCTGATAATTTTAAATACTCAGGTTTATTAACTAAATAATTTAATATAAATTTAGTGAGCATTGCATCATTCATTTACTTCGTTTCCCCAAACTGTCCACCCTTTAGTTAAATTTCTAGCGAACAATTCTATTCTTGGAAGGTCTCCACAAAGTTCTACAATTCTATCTCTAACGCAATCAGGTTTTTTTGAATGGTGTTGAATTTTAGAATCTACTATTTGGTGTACTGATTTTGAAAATCTTTTTGGTTTTCCTTTTACTGCTATAAAACAACATTCGCTGTTTGCTCTTGTCCAGTGACCCATACCCCAAAAATAACTATCAGCTTTTTTATTTCTCTTAACCCAAGTAAAAGCACACGATTTATACGTAAACCCCCACCTTTTTATTGCTTCTAAACCAATTAATAGTTTTGGGTAAGTTATCCATATAAATAAAACACAATTCTCATCTGCAATTTTATCTACTGGTAAATTATAAATATCTTCAGGTTTCATTGTTGGATATTTATTTGACCAATTTCTTTTTAAAAAACCACTATCGTATTTCCAAGCAGGGTCGCAGTAGATAATATTAAATTTACCTTTAGGAAAATTATTCATCAAAATTACTTTCAGATAAACGACCAGTATCTTTATTATAAATAAGACTTGTCGCTACACCTGTCTCTCCACTAAATCTATTTTTTAAAACTCTTACTATCATTATGTTGCTTTCAGTTTCAGATTGTTGGTCTCTTTCAAAACCTATTACTGCGTCTGATAACTGTGCAAGTGAATGTGAACCTCTTAAATGTGATAAAGATGTTTGTACACCTTCTTCATGTCCTAGATTGCCTGAAGGTCTTTTTAAATGTGATACTACAAACATTGCACATTTAACTTCTTCAACAAGTTTTCTTAACTCTGTCATTGTATTATCTATTAATCTTCTCTCATCTCCATCATGTAATCCTGAGATAACTATTGAGATGTGGTCTAAGATAATTACTTTGCAGTCTAATGATTGAACCATATATCTTATTCGGTTCATTAAATCTTCACTGTCACTAGAACCAAAATGGTCATAGAAACAAATGTTATCTTTTACTTTATCAAATTCTTCTAGTAATTTTTTTTCAGTAAATTTTTTTCTAACTTCAGGGTTATGTATTTGTGCATTTAATCCTACACTTACTATTCCTCTAATACTTCTTTTTACACTTTCTTCTAATGCAATGTAGCCAACCTTGTGACCTTTAAGAATACAGTCGTGAGCAATCTCTCTACACATCTGTGACTTTCCAGTTCCACTACCACCACATAATAAATTTAGTTCACCAAATCTAATGCCTTGTAGTTTTTCATTTAATCCATTCCATTGATAAGGAATACTTTCTACTTCTTCATCATTTAATAGTAAGTCCTTAGTATCTGAACCTTGAATAATACCTTGTGGTGTATATGCTTTAGCTTCCCACATGGCATCTATAATTTTAGAACCTAATCCTTTTTGTAATAAATCACTTGCATCTTTCTCTTGTAGTTTTGCAATCTTAACTTTTCTTACTGGTAAAATATTTGCACACTCAATAGATGCTTTGTTTCCTGCTTCATCATTATCAAACATCAATACAATGTTTTCAAATTTAGATAGCCATTCTAATTCTCTTTTAATATATTTTTTAGCACTTGCAGAACCACTAGGTACTGATACCACTGGATAACGGTTGTTCTGCATTTGTGATACAGACATTGCGTCAAGTTCACCTTCTGTAATGATAATATTCTTACCACCATCTCTCCACAAGTGCTGACCAAAGAGGGAAATATTTGTGGTATCTCCAATCCATATAAACGACTTATCAGGAAACCTTAAATGCTGTGCTACTTTGTTATAATCTTTGTCAAAGTAATTAGCGATATGGCAATTCTTACCATTGTATGTTCCAGTCTCATATTTAAAGACTTTACACGTTTCACTGTTTAATTTTCTTTTAGGTAATGCTTCTGTTATTCCACTTATCATATTTATATTTTGTTTCGTTGTGGCAACTTTAGGAAGTTCGCCATGAGTTTTTTCGTAGTTGTGGCAACCAAAACAGTAGGTATGGTTTAGGTAGATAGCTAGGTTGTCTCGGCTACCACAATTTTCGCAAGGTGCATGTCTTATGAAAGTGCTAGAGTTCTCCTGCATCTTTCATTTCCTGTATGTCTCCATCAGTGACAGTGCTATCTGCGAATTTGTATCCTTTAATATCTTCGTTTAATAAATATTCTCTGACATTAAAGTTAGGACATGTTTTTCTTTCATCAAGTTCATAATGTCCTACAATTCTTGCTTCAGGGTATTTAATTACTTGTTCTTCTAAAACTTTCTTTAAACTTTCCCATTGTTCTCCTGTAAAATTATCTTCTCCTTCTTGCCAATTTTCTTCTTTAGCACCACCAACTACACATACAGAAGTTGATATGTGATTATAGTTTTTAACATGTGCTTGTAATTCGTCATCATCTCTACCTTGTTCTACAGTGCCATCTCTTTTGATAACTCTTGCGTAACCAATTTTTAACCAACCTCTCTCTCTGTGCCATCTGTCTATTTCTTTAGCACCTATGTTTTGTGAAGGTCTTGTTTGTGAACAATGCACAACAATGTATTTAGTTTCTAGTCTTGCCATTTTGTTTTTCCCTTATTTCGTTTAACCATGTTTCAGGTATTTCTGTTTTAGTTGATTGTACGCAATGATATTTAAAGCCAAACATCTCACACCATTTGCCATAAGTTGTTTTACTTTTTTTACCAATTTTGTTTTTTGAATTAGAAAAAATAAATCTAATATCTAATTTTGGATTTTGTGTTTTAATCAGCTTCATCTTTTTTCTATCTGCTGAATTAAATGCACCTTTAGTTTCTATAATAATATTTGAATTTGAAACTGGAAAGTCAGGTGTATAAGTTCGTTTCTGTTCAGGGCTAGTAAAAGTTATTTTTAAACCTTCATAAACAAAAGAACATTTGTTCTTGTTTAAGCAGTTGTAGACAACTTCTTCTAACCCTGATTTGAGGAAAACAGATTTAGAAATCTGAACTCTTTTGAACTTCTGTCTGTACATCTGAGTTGATTTCGGCTTTGTAGCCATCTTCTTTTTCAAAAGGTATATCTGATTTACCCTCTACAAGTTCTAAGACTTGGATTGCTTTCATTCTAGCTGTGATACCTGCTCCAAATGGTGCATAGTAAGGAACTAATTCGTAAGCAACTTTTATCTTAGACCCACCCCAAATTTGTTTAGTCATTGGGAATGGTTTCTTATCGGCATCAAGTATTTGTGGTCTTTGAGTAAAACTTTCTTTAGTTTTCTTATTGACCCCTGATGCTTTCAGTTTAAAGATGAAGAAAACATTGTTTCCTTCTACGTTGTATCTTGGGTGAGGTGCTTCTTTTACCTTTTTACCTTTATTGTCTGCAATCGCTTTTTTTAGACTGTCTGCCTGTGCATCATTAAATAATTTAATCATGTCGGTAGCATCTGATTTAGCGACTTTTAAGGTCACCTTATATTCACCTGCTTCGTTAAATTTAACGTCAGGTTTATTAAGATGAGGGTAGACTGCTTCACCCACAACACTAACGTGTGTTGTTAGTTTTTGCATAGATATTCTCCTATATGTTAGTCTATCTAATAGTGGCACTTAGTTGCACAGGTGCATGTATTTATATACAAAAAAACACAGATTGTTTCACTAAGTCTAAATTAAGGTCTCCCTTTTTAGGCATTTTAGGAAATTTCTTCTGATTTTTCTCAGATAACATTGCATACATTTCATCAGCAAAATTCTTCAATACATCTTTTTGATATATCTCACAAAATGCTTCTCTTAATGCTTTACCCATTAGATGACTGTCACTAGCCACACACCCAAAACTGTCATGTATCATACTAAAATTATCTACACCCAGTTCTTTAGCTTTTACTACAGCTAATTGTAAAACTGCTCCATCATTAGCATGTATAAAGTTAGGACATATACCTAGACTTGTAGCCCTTTTTGATATGTTAGGTGTATCATGTGCTACTGAAAGTTTAACTATACTATCACCCATTTGTGTCTTTACTCGTTTACTTTCTTTTTCATAACAAAGCATTTGAATAGGTGCATTTAATGGTGAAGTCCAACTTACTGGTAAATTCTCTGACGCAACCAGTTTCGCTATACTTTTTAAGAATGTCATTATTTCTTTTGCACCAACAATTATCTCATTGATACTCTCCCATAATATAGGTGTAAGCCAATTCGTTGCATGAAAAATACCGTCTTCTCTGTCTGATACTTTAAATATATCTATTGATACATTTCTCTCATTTAATTGTTTCTTCATGTGGTCTTCAATATATTTTCTGCATGAAAACTTTGTCAATGAATATGGTAAACACATCACTGGTTTCTTACATAGCTTCCTATCTATTCCATACTCTAACCACTTCTTTGCCATTGGTTCATCTTTAATATCTCTAAGTTTCATTATTAGTTTTTGTGCAACTAAATTATAAACATCATTAGGTTTATTAGATGGAACTAAATTAGTAGCTTTGCCACCAATAGGGTCTCTCATCATTGCTGAATAGTGCTGTAGTCCTGAGTTAGAACAATCAGCTTGAATAGGCAATGTAGTTATAAACTCAGGTGAGTAATTGCTTTCGGCATAATCTTTATATTCTATAGCCCATGCAAGAAAACAATATGGTTTATCTGCATCACACCACCATGTGTTTTCTAATGGATTGTTAGCTGATGCTATAATTTTTTTTGAATTAGTTTGCACCCACTGTTCTCTTATTGGTAACTCCATTTTATCTACTTCACCATACAAGTTTGCACCTGCAATGTTGAATGTACTTACACTGTCACCTGTACCTATTCGCTTACCAAATTTAAATTTAAGTAATGCTCTTGAATAATCTGCTGATTGTGGTGAAAGCAATGCAGGTTTAGGATAAATACGAAATCTAAAATCAAATTGATGTGGATAAAAGAAACCACCTTTATCTAACAACATACTTGCTTCTTCCATAATTAGTCTAACTTGAAT